GGAATCACTATCCCCGGAGACTGGAAAGAAATAGTTTGGACAATTGGATATATTTTTAAATTTTCTTCAGAATCAATTTGGAATATGGATATGGATGATTTAATTTTTTGGAATCAAGGGGCGGAACAAATAGCCAAGTGGAGATCAGGAAAATAAATGGCAAAAACGTTTGATCTTTCGGTAATTTTTAAAGTTATTGATAAAGCCACAAAACCTATCCGTAATATAGGTAATTCTTTAAAAGGACTGGCAAAACCTATAAAAAAGGCCACTCGATCTTTTAAAGAACTTGGCAAATCTTTGAAAAAAGTTGGAAAGCAAATGAGAGATGTTGGTAAGTCAATGGCTTTAAAATTGACTTTGCCACTTACTCTTTTGGGGGGGTTAGCCGCAAGATCGGCTATCCAATTTGAAAGTGCATTTACAGGGGTTAGAAAAACCGTTGAGGCTACAGAGCCACAATTTCAAAAATTAAAAAAGAGTTTAGAAGATTTATCTCTCAAAATACCACTTGCTACCACGGAAATTTTTGGAATCGCCGAAGCCGCTGGGCAATTAGGTATTAAACAAGAGGATATGTTAAGGTTTACAAAAGTTATGGCAGATTTGGGGGCAACCACTAATATGTCTGCAGAAGAAGCGGCAACTTCTCTTGCCAGATTTGCAAATGTTGTTGGGGTATCTTCAAATGACTTTGACAAACTTGGATCGGTAATTGTTGATCTTGGTAATAATATGGCGGCAAATGAACAAGAAATTGTTATGATGGGAGGTAGATTAGCCAAAGCAGGGGTTTTTGCTGGATTATCTGCTCATCAAATAATGGGACTTTCGGCGGCTTTAACTTCTGTTGGAATTAATGCAGAAGCAGGGGGTACAGCCTTTTCTCAGGTTATGATGAGAATTGGTAAAGAAATTGGAACAGGTAGCAAAAAGATACAAGGGTTTGCTGCGGTGTCTGGTAAAAGTGTAGGCGAATTTGAAAAGTTATGGAAAGAAGATGCCGCTGAAGCAATACTTTTATTTACCGAAGGTTTAAAAAAGGCCGAAAAAAGAGGACTTAATATAAATATAATTTTAGATCAATTAGGATTAGATGGAATAAGGGTTGCAAGTTCATTATTGGCAGCATCGGCCGCCGGAGATAAATTTCGAGGGGCGATAGATAGGGCATCTAAAGCATGGATGGAAAATTTAGCCCTAACAAAAGAAGCAAAACTTAGATATAAAACTGCTGAATCTCAATTACGGATGGCTAAAAATAGGGCAATTCTTTTGGCAGTATCTTTTGGAAATATTTTAGTTCCTGCAATATTAAAAGTTATTAAATTTTTAGAACCCATTGTTGATTGGCTTGGAAAATTAAGCCCGGCAACCAAAGTGATAATTGTTGTTATAGCTGCATTAGTTGCGGCCATCGGACCTTTATTGATAGCAATTGGATTCATTGCAAGTGGAATCGGTGCGATTATAGCAATTGGTGCCCCTGCCGTCGCTGTAATTGCGGCAATATCTGCCGCATTTTTAGCCCTTGGTACCGCAATAGGAATGGTTATTGGATATTGGAAAGATCTTAAATTTCATTTTAGTGATATGAAAATGATGGATTGGCTTAAATTTATTTATGATGTTGGAAAAGGTTTATTGAATCCAATGGGCATTGGAAAGAAGAGATCAAAAGGAACGGCATCAAGTGGGCAATCTGCTGCTACTGTAGGAAATAGCAAATCCCAAACAGATATAAATATAAAATTAACTGCCGATTCTGGTACGGCGGCAACCATTGAAAAGGTGAAATCAAGAGGGGATTCAGCAGTGAATGTAGCATCAATTGGATATGTAGGGGCACATTAAATGGCATCTTGGCGCGATAATTTATGGCCTGCCTCATTCAGGTCTGCGAATTTTAAAGTCATTTCTACCAATACAAGTATTGGCCGCAGAAATGTTATTCATCAATATCCGCTTCGTGATGAACCTTATATTGAAGATCTGGGGTTAGATACAGATGAATTTTCAATAGAAGGATATATTGTTCAACACAAGGATAATGAATATGATTATTTTGCTGAGCGCGATCTTCTTATTGAAGAATTAAAAAAGTCCGGCCCGGGTACTTTAATTCATCCCTTTTTAGGCGAAATAACTGCCAGTTTAATTGGCAAGGTTCGATTATCAGAATCATTTAATGAAGGCGGGGTTGCCCGCTTTTCAATGACTTTTGTTAGGGCGGAAGAAACAAAGGCCCCATATCCAGAAGAGATTGTTGATCATGTAGGGGCGGTAGATAAAGCAGCGGAAAAAGCATATGATTTAGGGCTTGATGGATTTGGACAAATTTATAATGATTTCAATTACCCTGATTTTGTAGATAATTCAATATTAGATTCAATTGATAAATTAAATGCGATGTTAAAATCTGTTATGGCATCAATTCAAGGATTAGGGCCAGCGCAATTAACTAAGGCACTGTCTATATTGTCAGACAAATATGCTAAAATAAATTTAAGCATGATGAATGATATTTGTTCATTAGGTAATAGTATTGTTAATATGTTTAATGGGCTATTGAGTTTATCCGGAATGTATGGCGACATATTAATTCAACAATTATTTGGTTCCTGCGGGTCAATGGTACGTGGAATTAATAATGGGCCTTGGTCTGGAGCGCAATTAACTATCTCTAAAACTGAGGGGTTCATTGGCAGTACACTGGCCAGCCCTGCAATAATAGCTGAAGATTTTGGCAAGACGGCGACAAGGGCTGCACTTGCAATAAGTCGATACGGGGAAAATATCGGTGGGAATGATCCAAGCCAATATGGAGGAGAACTTGAAGCGGTTCCGATAATAACCCCTTCTAAAGCCCGATTTGCTGTAAATCAAGAAGCGATTGTCAATATAGCAAGATTATCCGGTATAATAACCGCTACTCGGATAGCAATTCGTATTGATTATTCAAGTCATGATGCAGTCATTGAAATAATGAACGAAATTATTGAATCTATTGATGCACAATTATTGAAGCTTGGCAATGATGCTGCTAATATTGATTGTACTGATTTTAATATTATTGCAACCGATCCAGATAATTATCAAGCATTGAGATCTTTGCGTCCAATTTTTATTAAATCCATGTTGGCGATAGGGGCTTCTTTAGCAAGTATAATTGAATATAAAGTGCCACCCGAGACAACATCTTCTTTAGAAGTTGCATATAACAAATATGAGGATTTAGGTCGAGAAAAAGAAGTCATTGCTCGTAATATATATTTGGTAAAACATCCGGGCTTTTTGCCGGGTGGGAAAGTATTGGAAATTTTAAATGTCTGAAGTATCTTTAAATGTAAAAGGTAAAAAATTTGAAGGCTGGACAAGTGTCAGTATTGAGAAATCTCTATATCAGATGACTGGTACTTTTGGATTTGCTGGTACCAATATATTTCCTGGCAATGCTGAAAAATGGGGACTTGCATTAGGTGACGAATGTACAGTTCTTATAGATGACCAGATTATTATTACGGGGTATATTGAAGATATTCCAATTTCATATGATGCTGTTAGTCACAATATTCAGATCAGTGGCCGAGATAAAACCGGAGATTTAGTTGATTGTTCTTTTGCAGAGACTAATCAGGAATGGAAAGGGCAAAAAATAATTACAGTAATTAAGGCATTATGTAATCCATTTGGGATTTCGGTTGATGTTGATAATTCTGTAAGTGCAAAAACCTATGAAAAAACCCCAAAGGATTTGTTTAAAATAAATCCAGGAGAAACTGTATTTGATGCTATTTTTAGATTGTGTAAGCCAAAGGGAATTTTGCCAGTCAGTTATGGAGATGGACAATTAGTCTTAACCGGAACCGGAACACAGTGGGCAAATGATATTCTTGAATTGGGAAAAAATGTTAAATCAGGAAGTATTAATCAATCAGATAAGGAACGATTTTCAACTTATATTGTAAAGGGACAGGGGGAAAATAGTCCCTTTGGCACCGTGGAAGATGCTGCACATGCAAAAGGAGCATATCATGATTTAGTACTCATGAAATCCCGGCCCGCTCGTAAAATAGTTATCTGGCCCGAATCTTCCTGTACCGTTAAATATTGCCAGGATTTGGCAAAATGGGAATGTGTTAATCGGGCGGGGAATTCGAGAAGTATTGATTATGAAGTACAAAATTGGGTACAATCAAACGGAAAAGTTTGGCCGTTAAATGCTTTGGTGAAGGTAAAAGATCATTTTCTCCAAATTAATACAGCCATGCTTATAGCTGCTGTTAATTTTACTATGAATAATGAATCTGGAACAATAACAAAATTAGCTTTGGTTCATCCGAAAACATTTGAATTGCCACCTACAAATCCTACGGAAGAAATGACAACGGGGTTTGATTGGGCAAAATTAAATTAATATTATGAATTTTCTTGATTTTAAAAGGTTAATTAGACCGATATCGAATAAAATATTTCTATTATTGGGGAGGGCTGTATTAAAGGCTATTGAGAATTCAAACGGCACCCAAAGAATTCAAGTTCTTGCTTTAGCCGATGAAACAATAAGCGATATCGAGCGATTTCAAGAATATGGATTTGAAAGCTATCCTTTTGCAGGGGCGGAAGTTTTTATTGGTTTTTTGAATGGGAATCGAGATCATGGAATCGCTCTATGTATTCATGATAGTCGTTATCGCCCAACCGATTTAGTTGAAGGAGAAGTGGCCATTTATCATAAGGACGATAAATCTTCGCCATTTAGAATTCATTTTAAGGCTGGAGGAACACTTGAAATAATAGGAACAACGATAAAAATTGATGGAAGTACTGTAGATATTGGAGATACAACAGGGGCTCTTGAAAAACTTCTTAATAAATTAGCTATGATTATTTATAATGGGCATACTCATAATGATCCGGTTGCCGGAGTGACAGGTGTGCCAAATACATTGATGGTTGAAGACACCGATACAACAATTAAAACAAAGGCAAATTAATGTCTAATGATATTCGTATAATTTGGGATTCTGATTTGATGGAAGGTGACTTTTCTTTTGATGCCTCCATTCAAGATTTAAAATCCGATGCGGGATTAGAAACGGCTGTGATCATAAGTTTATTTACAGATCGCAGGGCAAAATCAGATGATATTTTGCCGGACTCAAATAATCCAGACAGGCGGGGTTGGTGGGGAGATTTAGTTTCGGACATAGAAAATGATCAAATAGGATCAAGATTATGGTTATTAAACAGAGAAAAGACGTTAGAAAGTGTTCTAATCAAGACAAAAGAATACGCAAAAGAAGCGTTAATGTGGTTAATCGAGGACGACGTGGCCACAAAGGTTGAGGTAAGTGTTGAAAGATTGGGGTCGGTTGGCCAGGATATATTGGCATTATTGGTACAAATTTATAAGCCAGATGGAAAGGTATTTCCATTCCAATATGAAGCACAATGGATTGCGCAAGAATTGAGGTAATATATGCCATTTTCAAGAGATTCTTTACAAATTATTGTTGATCGTATAATTGCGGATTTTCAAACCCGAATCACGGGAGCGGCATCTCTTTTAAGGCGGTCGACATTAAATGTTGTTTCAAAAGTTAATGCCGGGGCATTTCATTTGTTATATGAATATTTAGATTATCAAGCACGGCAATTATTTGTCTCTACGGCCGATGAGGCCGGATTAGATGCCCATGCTTTTGAATATGGATTGTCAAGAAGGACGGCGGTCGTGGCGACTGGGATAACATTAGTCACAGGGATAACTGGAATAATCATTCCTGCCGGGTCGGAACTTCAATCCATCGTTGAGAATGTTTATATAACTGATGTGGAGGTTACAATATCAAATGGCCAAGCAGATTTAAGTGTCACCGCCGCAGTTCCAGGTAGCGATAGCAATGATGATTCTGGAATTATACTCACATTTATCAGCCCCATTGTTGGAGTCAATACTTCTACTGTAGTTAATTCTGATGGTTTAGTAAATGGGAAAGATGAAGAATTTGACAATGAATTACGAGATAGAATATTATTGCGAAAAAGACAGCCCCCTTATGGGGGTACCGAGACTGATTTTTTAAATTGGACTTTAGAGTATCCCGGGGTTACAAGGGCCTGGATTTTTCCAATATATCATGGGCCTGGAACTGTTGGGGTTGCTTTTGTTCGGGATAATGATATTTCAATAATACCAAATGCGGAAAAACGTCAAGAGGTTTATGATTATTTAGTTGAACACGAACATGAATGGAGCGGGATAATCGGCATACCCGTAACGGCTGAACCAGGATTATTTATAATTGAACTATCTGCTTTGGCCGTAGATTTAGACATCAGTCTTGATCCAAATACTGATACGGTTCGGGCGGCGGTCGAGCTTGAATTGCAGGGGTTATTTGAAAGAGATGGAGGGCCTGGAGAAACAATGGCAATATCATCTATCGCAGAGGCTATATCTCTTGCTGAAGGAGAAAAACATCATAGATTAAATTCTCCAATAATAAATGTAATAGCATCTAAAATACAAATTCATATCCTTGGCACGATTACTTGGAGAGATTATTAATGGCCAGAAGTGCGCTTGAATATTTAAGACTTTTACAATCTTTGTTGCCTTATGGAAAAGCATGGGCAAGAGATGATGATTCTGTTTTAACAGAATTTTTACATGGAGAAGCAGAAGAATTTGCTCGTGTAGAAAAAAGATCTGATGACCTTTTTCCTGAAAAAAACATATTAACTACAAATGAATTACTTACTGATCATGAAAATGATTTAGGGTTACCCGAATGTTTTCTTCTTGCCGATACGATTGAGTTAAGAAGAACAAGGGCCCATGCAAAATTAACTCTATATGGTAAACAAAATAAACAACATTTTATTGATTTAATTGAGGTATTCACCGGCGGCTATATAATTAAAATTACTCAATATAGACCCTTTTGGTGTGGAGTCGGAGTTAGCGGAGATCCATGTGGGGATAAAGAAAATATTTTTTGGTGGAAAGTAGCTTGCAATTATGGATACGAATGGGAATATTTTACTTGTCATGAAAGTAGATGTTACGATCAATTAATTGGGGTATCTGATAATTATGCTGCCCTCATATGCCTTCTTAATAAACGTAAACAGGCTCATACTCAAATTATTTTTGCTTATGAAGCGGCTTTTAGTGAATCTTGTGGTCTTGGATTTAACTCAATATCACATGAGGCCACTGAATATTTACAAGGGGCATTTAATAAGAGTTTCAGTTATTTTTTTGAAAGACAGGTTGATGCGGCATTTGGAGAAGGATTTACTCTTGATTTTGATGCCATTTTATATAGTGAAATGCATCGTAGTTTTGATGTTTTAGTTGGTGGTGGATTTCATAAAGATACATTTGATTATAACGAATTTAATACCCCTTAGAAAAGGAGAAGAAACATGGCCGATACACAAAGGACAAGAACAGCACTTTTAGCTCTGTTTGGAGATAATGTAACGGGGCAAATTTCTGCACAGGATTTAAGAGATTTTTTAGTTACGATGATGGGAGATGAATTTGTTAATCCCGGCGACTTTTGGAAAAGACCAGATGCACAACATTTTTCAGCAGGCGATAGTATAAAGGGCTGGGTTGATTATTCACAATTGATTTCCGAAGCATGTTCAATGGGCAATATTCTTGAAAGAGGCCCTTCAGGACAATGGACTTTAGCAAGTGGTATCGTTGGTTCAAATTCAGAAAGACCAGTTGTTTTGGGGGTAGCTGGGGATAGCTATGCAATAAGCACTTTTGGTAATGTTTTGAGAAAAGGGCTTGTTTATAAATCTGCTTTTAGTGCTTCTTTTGCAGATGACAGAATAGGATGGCCAGTCTATCTGTATTCTGATTCACCCGGAAGCATTACAACGGAATCGCAAACAAGTATTATGATTGTGGGCTTTGTTGAGCCAGAACAAAGTACTGGGCTTGAAAATGACACTAATATCTGGAGATTTGATCCTACATATGCTTGGGGGGTTACAGTGGTTGCTTAATGGGGGTATATTATGCATAGAACAGAAGGGACAAATCATGTTTCTGGGTTGTTTTCAAATGATCCACCTGCAACCGTCGTCGAACAAAATTGGCTTAATGCTATACAAGAAGAAATAGCCTATGTAGTTGAACAAGCGGGGCTTACCTTAGAAACGGCAGATACAGAAACCTCGACACAATTAAAATTAGCTATTAATTTACTTGCCGCTGTTATTGCTCATTCAACTCGCGATAGTATAGTTTTAACCGAAATGTCTACAGCGATAAGAGATGGATTGCCGGCCATAAATGGCAGGATTATTAATAATGGCGATGTTAATCAATTTCAGGGATATATTAATGGAAATTGGATTAATCTTCATGGGGCTTTTGATTAGAAGGAATAAAGGGTTATATTATGCATAGAACTGAGGGAATATACAATGAATCCAATTTGTTCATAAATGGGCCGCCAGGAACAAGGGTCGAACAAAATTGGCTTAATGCTATACAAGAAGAAATAGCCCATATAATTGAACGAGCGGGCTTGCCTTTAAAAATTGCAGCAACGGATACCCGAAATCAGTTAACGGCGGCTTTGAGTGGGGCATTTTATGGCGTTGATTATACTGGAGGAGATCAAGGATTAACCGGTGAAGGCAAAACAATCAAAGCGCTTGTTGATTCCATTGGATCTGATTTAGCTACAATATATTTAAGGAATAATAGTGAAGAAGCCACAACTACCTATACTCTTGATACCAGTGAAACAATACCTAAAAATATTGTTTTTAAAATTGAACCCGGGGCATTAATTGACGGAACCGGGACTTTAACTATTTTAGGGCATGTCGAATTAGGGTTAACTCAAGTATTCGGAACCAGCATTACTATCCTTTTTGGAATTAACGCTGTTACAGATATCTATCCTGAATGGTGGGGAGACTTCCCAAACGATTATAACGATACAACAATTTTAAATAAAGCTATTGCTGCATCAGATTTGGTTGGTTCTCATAATGGGATTGATGATGCCAATATCGTAATCAGGCCAGGGAGATATTATGTTACTCAGGGGGCTGTATCAACTATAAAAACAAATTTTTTAGCTCCTAATGCTTATTTTTCGGTAATTGATAATGTGATAACTGGAGGTGTGATATTTGCTTTTGATTTTTCCGAATGGGGTGCTCCAACCAATGTTGTAGAAATTGGAACTATCCTTGGCAAGGAGGCACAAGTTGATACGGCCCATTATAATGTTGGGATCAGTATTATTGCTGGTGACGGATGCCGTATGAAAGTTGGGAGTTTGCTTGGCCTTAATATGGGGATTATGGCTTATGGCCCAACTCATGAGAAACATATAGGAATGTGGAATATTGATGTAGATACAATTTTGGGGTGTGATCATGGGATATACCTACGATCTGGAACAACAGATGGGATAAATGCAGGTATCGAATCAAATATAATTAATGTTAATTATATGGCCTATTGTAAGGTTGCAGTATCATTAGAATCAGATCAACCTAATGCAGTTAATATTACTGGTAATATAATAACTATTCGTGGTCTTGAAATGCATCATTATCCTAATTATGTTGGTTTTTATGTATCTGGAGAACAAACTTATTCTAATACTTTGAGAGTAAATGGAAATCTTATTCCTTATAGTACCACTGCATATGCTTTAATTTCAATAGCTCGTGAGGCAAGAGAAAATCTTTTTGAACTTTGTTATATGGATTGGAATCAGGTTACTAATACTGGGGGCTATAATATTTTTAGACAAAAATCAAATCAGAATTCAATTACCCCGATATTAGGATATACAAACGATAATGGCCGATCTGAGATTGCAGATGATGTCGCCCCAACAACCAATAAATGGAGGATAGGTGATATATGTTGGAACACTGTTCCGGCTGCCGCAGGAACTTTGGGGTGGGTATGCACTACGACTGGAGCGCCTGGAGTATGGAAAGTTTTTGGATCTATTGCAGCTTAATCAGGCTTAATATCAAGAGCTTTTTGATATGCTTTTTTGGCGGTTGCTTTTCTATTTAATGCGGTAAGGCAATCGCCTTTTTTATTCCATATTTTGTAGTCATATGGGTATTTTTTTAAATAAGCGCTATAAGCTACAAGAGCTTCTTTATCCATTCCAGCATGTTCATATATTTCTCCTAATCGGGATAAAAAACTATCAAATTCATCTGTCTTTTCCATGACTATTCCGATTTGTTTAAGTCCTTCTTTCAAATCATTTTCAAGAAGTAAAACCTGCCCGTATTCAAACCGGAATGTATTATTGTCGGGAAAATCTTCAATAAGTTTTTTATATTCTTTGATTGATTCTTCTATTTTTTGTGCATGATGCAATGCTGTTGCTAATCCCCATCTTGCCTCCTGTTCATCGGGCATTAATTCAATTGCCTCTTTCATCAATTCTAAAGCCTGATCAAAATCTTTATCTAATCTGCCTGCATCTTTTGCATTTTCAAGTAATTCATTATATTTAACCAATTTGATCATCTTATCGTGATGTTCTTTTTCGTCTTCTTTGGCTTTATAGATTGCCTTATCTTTCATTTCTATGGCTTTGTAATATATCCTTTTTGCGCTTTCATATTTTTTAATGCCACAACATTCTTTTTGATTCATATATTTTTTTGCATCTAATAAAGGATGTGCCCAGTTGCCTGCCTTAAAATAATCTTCGGCATCTTTTAGATTAATAGGTTCTTTTTCAAACGACGTTAATAAATTATCATCCTTTGTTTTATCATATTTTTTTAGAAGTTTTAGAGTTTTTCTATATGATTTTTTTAGAGATTCAGAAGCAGTTTTGGCCGCATTTAGAATAATCATATTGCGTTCTGTTCGAATTATTGCATCTTTTTTATTCTTTAAAAAATGATTGATAGTGGGGTCGACTTTTAATCCTCGTGTAGCAATTTGTCTGGTTGCCCCGTATATAGCCACATTAACCAAGGGGTTTTTAACAGCAGCAATATGGGCGTTTTCGGAAAATATAAAGTTTTTTTCTGACATAATCATCATTGTTTTGAGTCTACATTTTTTTAGTTTATCGATTGCCATTTTAAAAAATAATTGATTTACCAATAATTGATTTCCTTGTGATTCTTGTATAGCTTTTTGATTTAACTTATTGAACATCTTCTCTGTCTTTTTAGGCAATAATCGGTTATACTCAGGGCGATTCATCAGGGTTTTAATGCCATGACTAACTGCTATTCCCTTTCTACTATTGATTATTATCTCGTTTAAATTATCAATATCCTGTTTAAGTAATGGGATGACTTTTTTGATTAGTTCATCGGCATTATCGGCATGAGATAAAAGCGGAGTTATTACTGATTTATCAATGGGATTTTGGCAGTATTTTTTGATGACATTTTTAAGAGATATTCTTTTTGAGCCTTTGATATGACAGCCGCCTTCGGTGCTGTTGATTATTATATTATTTTCTTTTTCCCATCTCTCAATCATGTTTTCAAAAACTGTTTTGAAACTCATTAATCCTGCGTTCGTCATGACTGCCTGCCCATAATACCCTGACACATATTGAACATAGCCCATTCCATGTAAATTATCGCCAAATAAATGACATCGTTGATCCTTAACTTTCCAGCCTATCAATCCGTTTTTATCAACAAAAACTTCTCCCCCTGCATCAGCTTGTGCAATATGGGAGGTTTTTCCGAGAGCTAAATCTTGACCAATAAATGTAATTGGGTTGCATCCTAATAATTGAGCCAATCCAAAACAGAGATGAGCGACAGACCCCCCGGCTTCGATGAATCCCTTATCTGTTAATATTCCGGTAGCCATATCTTCGAATCCCGGAACCGGAGTTGCTGCTACGAATTTTGGACCTTGCCAATCTTTTATCAGTTTTGCATATGTTCTATTTATTGTTACAAGCGGAATTCCACAATCCATCAGTCCTTTGAAATGAACATAATTGACTTCTCCAAAATCGACCGTACAGGCAAAATCCGGTCGAATATCATACGCAAGCAAAACTCTCAATGCTTGCCCAACACATATAATAATAACCTTGTCTTGTATATTAATTAAATGATGAATATTTTTAGCAAGAGAAGGGCCGGTGCTTACTAAAATGGCCGGTTTATCTTTGTATAAATTTTTTAATTCGGCAACCCCTCGATGTCTAATTAAATATGGCATACATCGCATATCATTATCGGCAATGATTCCGCCAGCGGCACCCGCAATCGTTCCAGTATTACAGAGAATTTGATTAAGAACGTCCGAAGTAAGTTTCGTTAAATCCTTATATTCATCTGGTCTTTTTTGAGTATAGAGTTCAATTGTAAATGGCCACGCTTCTATTACAGATTGATTGCTTAAAAAATGTAAAGCAAAAGCCAATTTATTTTGTATGGAATCATTTCCTCCTGGAGTAACCAAAAGTAATGAGCCATTCTCAAAATACTTAACGAAATTGAATTTGCCTAATGCAATTTTTAATATATCCGCTACGGGCTCAATAACAATTAGTTTATGGCCTTTTTCCATCTTAATCAATATTTCGTTGGCTAAATATCCGAGGCCTATCCCAAGTAAAATTGAAATATTTTCTTTATGTAGATCCATTTTCTTGACAGCTTTTTTAGCCTCTTTGACTGGATTTTTCATTGAATAAGCGGGAGTGAATTGGCTGCCTGATTCAATAAGAAAATTATCATCTCCATTTTGACTTTTTATTTTTTGTATCCAGTCAGATGGCTTTTCTTTTTTGAGCCATTCTGTTAAAGCAGGATTTATTTTTTGTAAGGTTCCGATATTTTTTTGTAGAGTTTTTTGCATTGAATCTCCTTATTTAATTTATAATAATTAATTTATCTATAGCAAATTGTTCCGCAGATTGGACAATTTATTATTTCAGGCATATTTCCTATTACAGGCCACTGTATAGGGCAAAAACTTTTATTGTTAAACATAATGTTTTGTTTATTTTTCATTTCTCGACAGACTTTATGGGCCTCTAAAAATTCACGATAGCGACTTGAACAAAAATTATCTTCAGAAGAGGATATATAAAATTGGGCACCACATTTACAATTTTCTTTTAATATTAGCATTAAAGCTCCTTCATTAATCTGCTAATTTTCATATCACATTCGATAATTTTATTGAATATTTCTTTGGCTTCTTCTGGGGCGTATTTTTTGGCAAGCCGAAGCAAATTCATCCAATTTTTATTATTTTCTGATCTTATTTTTTCTATTTCATCTATTATATTTATTGGTTTATTTTGTTTAAATATTTTATCTATTATGCTCATTTTTTAATTTCCCATAGCAAACAACATCATAATAATCACCGGCAAGATATGTTCCCTCTCTAAATCTACCTTCCTCTTTCATGCCGAGTTTTTTAAATACTTTTATCATTCCCGTATTAACTGCCGCGGTTCCGGACCATATTCTGTGAAGATTGAGTTTATTAAACCCGTGTTCAAATAACCATTGTCCGACTGTTGTGCATATTCCTTTTTTCCAGTAATTAGTATCTCCAATTACTACAGCAAATTCAGCAGAACGATTTACCCAATTAATTGATTGAAAAGATATGTTGCCTATATGAGTATCATCATAATAGTCAGGTGGTTTAATAAAATTACCAATTCCAATTACATTTTTATTTTTTGCCATAATTGCCCATACAATATTGATATCTAAAGAATGAATAAAATCTTTTTTTTGTTTACTGGTATATGGAAACAGACCATGTGAATTAAATTTTGTTACTTCTGAATCATAAAACCAACTTAAATAAGTTTCTGTCATATCATCTTTGGTAAATGGCTTCACATAAATATCATCATTTTCATATAGTTTCATCAATAATTCCCTTTATATCTTTTGCCGATAACCATTCGGGATTAGTATCACTTTGATATCCAAAAATAGGGTGTTTAATATTATCTTGTTGTGTAATTGTATAATGACCAAAAATCCCGTTATGAAATACTTTTTTTCCTTCTTCTTTAGTTATTAATGTTTCATGGATTTTTTCACCTGGCCGGATGCCGATTTCTTTTATATTATCTTTTGTCATTTTGTCGGTTACGTTTTTTTTAAGTTGTTCATATTTTTGACTTGGATAATATGGGGTAATAAAAACTCCTCCACTTTGCCTTATAAATTCCTCTGCAATCATTTGAATATGAGCAGAGGGCATTTTTGGAATATATATTTCCCCGGGTTTCATATCATCAATTCTATCAATAACAAATTCAGCTACCCGTTCTAACGGTATAAAAAATCTTGTCATATCCTTGTGAGTGATTGTTATAAATCCTTGTTTTTTAATTTGTTTGGCAAATAAAGGAAATATACTACCTCTTGAACCAATAACATTACCATATCTGCATGATGCAAACATTGGTTTTTGCCTGTTGCCGGAGTATATGTTGGCCTGTGTAAATAGTTTTTCGGCAACCGCCTTTGTCATCCCATAAAGATTTATTGGGTAAACCGCTTTATCCGTGCTAATATTCATCACTTTTTCGACATTGTTTTCTAATGCTGCTCGAACAACATTTTCGGCACCAGTTATATTTGTCTTGATTGCTTCTATTGGATTATATTCACAAGATGGAACTTGTTTGAGGGCAGCACAATGAATGACAATATCTACCCCTTTCATGGCCATTTTTAGCCGTTCATAATCCCTGATATCACCAATGAGAAAAGAAATTTGCCAAGCCGGATCAAATGTTTTTCTTAATTCCCATTGTTTCAATTCATCCCTTGAAAATATTCGAATTCCCTTTGTGCATTTTTGTTTTATTAATTGCTTTATCAATTCTTTTCCAAGCGAACCGGTTCCGCCAGTTATTAATACTTCTTTATGTTTCATTCTTTCTCCTTTATTTTAAAACCATATCGCCATCCATGTTTTTCTTCCAATTCTTTAATAAGCCTTGATGCCCCACCCGGCACAACAAATGCTTTTCGTTTATATGCCGTTTTTGCCATTTCAATTATCAATGTAGGATACCAAGTTATGGGTAAATTTTTTAATTCTTTTTTTAAATCATTATAATCTTTATATTTCATATTTCCTCCTCTATTTTAGGAGGAGCAAATAATTTATCCCATCCTGCAAATAATTTTTTTCTCTGTATTGAATTTTCATGAGTATTTCTTATTTCTGATATATATTTTTTATTTGTTCTTGTTAAACCCAATGAGCAAAGTTTTGCCGCCACCGCATCTTTGGATTTTTTAATATCCTCCCCGATTTCTTTGTTACCTTTATGATTGTAATTTTCAATCAGATAATCTATTTCTCGTTGTAACCATTTATTTTTTCGTAAATTATCTGTATTGTTTCTCATTTTATTCCTATAATGATATTATATTGAATTCTGCCAATGTAGCAAATACAATTACAGTCAAACAAAATGATCCTATCATAATTGCCAACCATATCAAAAATCCTTTCATTTAACCTTCCATTTTGTTGTTTCGATCCCCGTAATCTGATCTTTTGTTGTTATATAATAAGCGGTCAAGATTTCTTCATTATCAAGTTGAATCGAAACGGGGTAACCTATGTCATTTCCGGGATGAATTTCTTGTTGCCAAAACCATTTCTTCTTATATAAGCTACTTCTATAACCACCATCAGACCTTAAAATAATCGGCCTTGTCCAAGTATTCCCTTCATCTTCCGATACAACAGCCCGGATTCCCATCTTATTTTGGCGATATCCATAAGTGCATAAAATTCTGCCATCTTCTAATCTCAATAGATGTGGGGGCCCACCAACCACATTGCCTCTAAAATTATTATCCTCCATATATACATTGGTTGGATATGTCCAGGTTTTTCCATTATCTTCGCTCCAACTTTCCATAATATAAGGGTGTCTATCACTGCGTATATGGGCAAGAATCTTATCCGAGACCCAGATAAACGCTACTTCATTGGCATTAATTTCACTTGGAAACATATTATATAATCGCCAGGTTTTGCCAAAATCTTCGGATTGCCAGGCTAATGCTCGATTTAATCCATTTTTTAAAACGACATAAGCAGGAATTAATCTTATGGGATCGTATTCTCTTGGTTCTAATGGCCTTGGAAATGTACATACAATATCGGCATTTGGGATTTCATAAAATCTGTGATTCATGGTTTTCCAATTATCATCAGAAGAACGAATAAATAAACTTTTGCTTTTATGAATTTCCTTTACATCTTTACCAGAATTCCATTGTTCTCTAAATCCATATGATCCAGTTATAATTTTTTCTTTATCTAATTGATATACAAATCTATCTGAAATTTCTCTTGAAGAAACTGATGGTATAAGATAATGAGGCTTATTATAAGAATGCCAACTATTTCCTTGGTCAATGGATTCTAAAATTTTCCATTCAAATAATCCCATATGATCTGGTTTTGGTGCACTAAAAAACCCAATTAAAATTCGGCCCTCTCGTTTCTGCAATAATGGAAAACTGGCATACTTATCTTTTTGTTTATAAATTATTGAATGTTTCATTATATATCCTCTGGCCACGGATATTGTGCCCAACCAAAACTATTGAATATTTTATTTATTTCTTTTGTAACCTGCCCTTCATACCCGGAACAATAAAAATGCATATAATTTTCACCTATATCTCTTATATTTGCAACCAATTCACCCGCATATCTCCATGTACAGTTATATACTTCATTTGTCCCGACTTTTTTCCACCTCATATTGCAAAGAGATCGATATATATCTATTGCAAAATTGTCATCCGTTTTAATTTTATCTATAGTTTTTAAATTTTTTTCAAATTCATCTAAAATCATTTTAACAATTCCTTCCTAAATTCTCTCAATGGCCGCATTCCATCTTTCGGGTCTGTTCTCCATTTTTTAGCTTCTGTTTCGTTGGAATCATTATGTTGCTCGGCAATTTCGCCAATCTTAATATTGTGTATTACATCTTTAATCTGACTTGGTTTCCAGCAGTGGCCGATTTTGCTTTCAAATCCTTTTCCATCTTCTAAATCAAAATGAAATTCAATTATTTTGGCACCAAGAGCAATTGCTTTATAAATAACCCCTGGCTTAACTGTATGATCACTCCAGCCGACGAGACAACGAAAGAAATAGTTTTTTAGTTTACTGATTGTCCCAAGATTACAATTTTCTGGTTCCGCCGGATAATTACTATTGCAGGCCAAGAGAGCACAAGGGGGATTGTTTAATTCTTTTTCTACAATTTCCGCTATTTGTGAAAATGTTGTCATTCCCGTAGACATAATCCAGGGTTGTTCGGTTTCAATTACTGCTTTAATCAAGTTCGTGTAGAGCAATTCATAACTTCCAATTTTAAAAATATCAATACGATTTTTTAAAAAATCCACTGCATCAAGATCAAAAGGGGTACATATGAATTTAAGATTATTAGTTTGGCATCGCATTTTAATATGATTAATAAAATTAACTGGCAATTCCCATTTTTTCATTTTTTTGATCTGTGCTTTGAATTCTGGGGCATATAATTTATGTGCCCTAAATAACTGAAACTTTACTCCCCATGCCCCAATTTTTTTAGCCTCGCCAATTAATTTTAATGTTCGAACAATATCACGATTATGATTACTTCCTATTTCTGCGATGAATTTGATTGACATTTTTATTTTCCTATTTAGAAAATTAATTTATAAGCGACAAAAATCATTGTCCATATAATTATAGAAAATGGTATAGTATATATTATTCCTTCAAAGAATTTCATTTCTATTCTCCCATACCTTTACAAATGCTTTCCCAACATCGTCCATATCATTTTGTGTACTGCAAGGGGCATGAAGCAAAGTCAAAAATAATTTGTTTTTCCACAGATCTTCTGCTACAGGACAAAGCCCCTTATAATAAAAGCCCTTTTTCAATGCCCAATGAGTCCTGGTTTGAAATAGTGGCATTAAATAAATGGGCTTTATATATCCACAACCAATCGGCACTCCTTCTGTATCCCTATCTTTTCTTGGCATTAATTCTGCCTTGACCGCTTCGATATATTTATCTCTGTGTAGTTTGGTATCGTCCCAAACATATGGCAGAACATAATGTGTATGAGTGTAATCTTGCTTGGGTGGTAAAAATTTTATAGGTGTGTCAAACATGTAACTATCGAGGCATTGAATGTTTTCTTCTCGCTGTTTTAAAAGATCATCAAACTTTTTAAGTTGCTCAATTACCACCGCCGCAGTAAGTTCTGTCATTCTGAAATTAAAACCGACAATATGATTAATGCATTTTTCCCAATTTAAACGAGGCCTATCATATTCTAAAACATCATTTATAACAGCCTCTCCATGATTCATAAATAATCGGCATCTCATTTCAAGATTAATATCATCTGTGGTTATAATCCCGCCTTCCCCGCCATTAATATGCTTGCCATAATTAAAAGAGAATACCCCGATATCAGCAAGTGTGCCAGTATATTTCTCTTTATACATCGCTCCAGGGGCTTGGGCAGCATCTTCAATAACATATATCCCATGTTCTTTTGCAATATTATTTATCTCTTGATTATATGGTTGACCAAATAAGGAAACAACAATAATTGCCTTTGTTTTTTTGGTGATTTTCTTTTTAACATCTTCGGGATCAAGGCAAAAATAATCTTCTTCAATATCAGCAAATACCGGCAACACTCCAAAAATCAAGGGCACTGTAGCACTACATGTCATAGAATAAGGAGTTACAATAACTTCATCGCCTGGCTGAAGCCCAATTGCCCCACAGGCGGCAATAAGGCCAGAAGTTGCTGAATTAATGGCAATGGAAAATTTTGAACCAAATTTATTTGACCAATCTTTTTCGAGTTCCTTTATTTTTGGTCCACCATAAAAATCTTCTGTCCAATTAGCTCTATAATTTGATAATCTGCCATTATACATAACATCAGTGACAGCATTATATTCGTGCCAATCAAATGTATCTTGGCTTGGAAATAATTCCGTTCTTACCTTTTGCCCTCCATTAATCGCAAGTTTTTTCATGACCTCTCCCTTTTAAAATTCAAAAATAAATGCCCCACCAATCATCCAGGCAGAAAAGTCTCTGTCGTATCTGATCGTCCAGCATCCGGCCTCTCCTAACCGCGCATATCCACCATCATAATCTTCACCCCTCACATTTTCAAGCAGCTTTAAATATCTGTAGCCACCAATTAAATTAAACGAGGTTCTTTTCGTTATCGGATATTCAAAAGCGAGATTGATTTTGCCACCTATACTTCCATGATGTTCCAGCGAGTAATAATCCCAAGCTGGATAAAATGTCTGTCCGCCTGCATCGGGCATAAGAAATTTATTAAGATAACGTCCTAAACCTTCTGCAAAAGGTGAAGACATATATTCTTGTGGTTCTCCCATTTCTGGAAATTTTGGTTCATACCATCCAATATCTACAGATAAAGTCAAATGGTTACCCAAGTCACGTTGCATACCAATACCGGCTGACCATAGGCATATATCAGGCCCACCCTGCCCAGCAAAACGGACTTGGTTTTTGTCCTTGGACAGATATAAATATAAACTTTTCCGATGCAATGATAGCTGAACACCATGGCCACTTTGAACAATTGATTCTTGGTCTAATGCTATCGTTTTATAAAAGCTTGTTGATAATTTCCAATCTTTTTCATCTTCGGCATAAGCTTTTGTGCCGACAATAATAAATAGCATTATTATTGCTAATATTAAAACCAACCATTTTAAAAATTTTTCCATTTTATTTTCCTCCATTTTTTGAATTTAGTTTATAATTTTTGTTTTTATTAATATATTATAAGGTTTTTTCAGAGTTTTTTGAAAGTTTTTATGTTATCTTTCCTTATAAAATAATATTAATAAAACATCCACCCTTCTTGCCACCCGAAGAGGATGGTGCATTATTTGCCAAAGTTGTGACATTTAATAAATCCGAATGCCCACTTCTATTATTAGCGGCGTCCCACGCTACAACACTGTAGGCATATAATGTAGAAGAAACTAATCCAATATCAGTATAAGAAATAAAATCAGAGATTTCACCAATCACCGAAGCAATATAATTAGAATCTCTATAAACATCATATCCGATTACTCCGATATTGTCTGTTGATTTTTCCCATTCTAATTCAATTGAGGTCGATGAAATCGTTAATGCTTCTAAATTCTGTGGTGTACTTGGGGGAGTACCATCGCTGGTCATAGCAGACACTGTATTTGAATGTCCACTTTCATGCCCATCATCATCTAAGGCGGTTACTGTGTAATTATAATTTATATTTGGCAATACATTAACATCGCTGTAATTATTTGCAATTACATTATTAATTATAATTCCATTTCTATAAATATTATAACCTATTATACTAACATTATCTGTTGAAATATCCCAATCCAAATCAATTCTATACGTACCAATTACTAATGCTGTTAAATTTTGTGGTATTGTTGGCAAATTAAACCCAACTGTATCTACCTCATTGGAATACCCAGATTCTAAAGCCGGTATTTCAGTATCATATGCAGTGATAACAAAATAATAATCATTCATATCATAATCTAATCCAGAAAGACTAAATTCTGGATTTTCATTGTTCATATAATTGGGGTCATTTTGATCTAATATTGTTATGACTATTGGAGAATCCCCTTGATTAATATTTATTCCGTCATATATTCCTGAATTATACCCATAATAAATCTTATATCCCGCTAAATCATTTTCTGTATTTGCATCCCATTTTAATGTAACCCCAGATGCATAAGCCATAGAACTAATAAATAAAAAAATAATAAAATAAACAAATACCATAGATGCTTTAATGAGTTTTTTCATCGTTTCTCCTTATTTTTTAATGCTATCAAATAACATTTATGTATTTCATCAATTATATTTTTCATAGCTTTGCGATAATATATATCTAAAATATAAATGGCAAAATAAAATCCAAGCCCAAAAGAAATTACTGCTATTATTTGCCAAGGCATAATTTCTTCCTTTTAAAAATTGAATCAACGGCCCTTAGTTCCGATGTAGCGTGGGGCCAGGCCGTTGATTCCTTTCTTTGGAGGTCTCCTGATTATCCCTATACATTTTACACTTCAGAAAGATAATCGGGAACCGCTCGGAACACTACACGGTAAAAATGAAAAATCTGAAGCAACCCGTTGTGGGAATTATTATTTTAAATGTCCAATATTTCATGAATTTTAATTGCGTCTTTATCTATACAAATTAAATCCTCTTTTCCATCAAGAAAATTTACTGCATTGTTTATCAGATTATATAGCGCGATATTTAATCCAGTTTCTTGCCTGGTAACATTTGTCAACCTATAATCAAGTGATTTGTGTCCCCATTCATTTTCTTCATTGATTGGATATTTTTCAACATAGAGGCCATTATCAATAAATCTCAATCGGCAATTTTCAAAGCAAATGTCAACTTCAAAAATTCCATATTTACGGCCATCACAAGGCATAAATACTACATGATCACATTTTTCAAATCCATAACATTCAAATTCAGTAGGGTCTTTTTCATCTCTATCAATAATCGCCTTTCCAAAAGGGTCTCTTCCCTTTTCTGTAAATAAACAATCAAATATTTCATTAGTAGCAATTCGATTACATTCCCCAAAGAAATATCGCATTAAATCTATGGCATGACAACCTTCATGAAAAAGCCCTCTCGTATAAAGAACTCGACAATTTAAAGTCTTGCCAAATATCCCAGAATCAATTTGTCTTTTGATTTCTTGATATCCTTGTGCATAACGACGAATATAATCAACCATAATTGGAATGCCTGAATCAGAATATGATTCTGTAATTGATCGAGCTTGATCTGACTCCGAACAAAAAGGCTTTTCTGCAATTATAAGTTTTGGCATTTTACCAACATTATTTACATATATTTGATGTAATATTTTATAATGATATTCGGTTGGAACTGCTATAATTGTAATATCAATTCGTTTATTTTTAATTTCATCAAGTGATATCGTGGCTATTTGTGGTTGCCATTTATCAGCGGCTTTACGTAATTGTTTAAGATCAGTATCAATAAATGCTAATAATTCTGTTCTCGGATGCCGATCTACAGCATTTGCATGTGTTAAAATATTAGGTGATCCCGGATAATCTATATTATCCGGTTTCAGTGCCCCTATGCTTCCACATCCAATTATTGCTACATTATAGGTTTTCATTTAATGCTCCTTGCCTTATTCTTTTCTCTAATTCGACGATTTTTATTTGACTTTTTTCTTCGTATTTTAAAATCAATATATGTTTCGTTTTTATGCCTTTTATTCATAGTTGATCCTTTATAGGGTTTGGCTGATTTCTTCAATTGCCTCTTTTATGTTTTTGATTCCATCTTCAAGAGCTCCAATTCCCCAATTCATATCATGAACACATTCTTCAAGATTTTCTGATAGTACTTGTAATTCATCCCTTGCTTGAACTATTCTTTTTTTTCTTGTTTCAATTTGCTTGATTAATGAATTTATGTATGCTATTTTCATTTTTAAAATTCTTTCTCTAAAAGAAATAGTGTTTTGCCATCATCTCCATCTTTTCCGCTATGAAAAGGAGAAGAAATATGGTCTATAAATATTCCAATTTTCCACGGTTTATATCTTGTCCCTGCCCGTAAAGTTCCATAAATGGGGGATTTGGCAAGGCCAGGAATATCTCCTCCGTTTGGGATCAACGATATCCCTCCATGAAATAAAATAGAAAAGTTATTTATTTCTTTTTCTATTCCAAGTCTGCATCCAATTCCCGGCCTGATTTTATTTTCAAAAATAAAAGTATGCATATTTATTTCAAAAGGTTTATAATTTTTTATATCGATATCAACCCAATAAACAGAAATATCTGTTTTAGGACCAAGAAAATCGATTGTCTTTCCTATCCTTATTTTCTGGCCAGCACAGCCAATAGAGAGGGGCAAAAGTATCAATAAAATTATTATTTTGTTTCTTATTGAAATTTTTCCTATCCCTCTTCTGGCGTTTTACGTCGTACTGATTTATTAATTTCAACTAATTCTGGATGCGATCTTAAAAAACATATTACATCTTCAACATGAAAACCAGGATTAAGACAAAATATATTAAATATAATTTTCAATAATTTATAATCCCTTGGGGTATCAAGAGTCAATCCAAATTCTGGCCAAAGCATATAACCCATTGCTATATTACACCAAATATTAAAAATTTCTGAATGTTGCCCAATATTCCACCCACAATGTTGAGAAGGATTTAATACATTTTTACATTTTTTTAATGTTTTTGTCCAATAAACTTGAATATCTAGTCCATCTGGCCATGATCTAATTGGGGCACAATTAGATACATATTCATAATTAAAATTAATATTTAATAAATTTTTAATAAGATAATCAATATGCCTTGGATCAACTATTGGGCAATCTGCACTCAAATCCACAATGATATCTGCATTTGTTTGTTTAGCAACCCAAAGAACTCGACCCATTACATCATTTTCATTTCCTGCCCAACTCCAAGTTTGTTGCGGAAATGCCTCTCGAATAAGACGATTTGAATCACTTAGAACAGTTGCGATCACCGCCTCATCAACCAATTTAGCTAACGAGGCCCGCTTTAGCATCCACCATAAAACCGATTTATTATTTGGCCCTAATGGTAATAATACTTTTCCAGGTAATCGACTTGAAGCCATTCGGGCTTGAATAATTGCTACTATTCTGTGATTTTTTCCCACCATTGGCATATCCTTGTTGCGATTAAAAATATGCAGCCAATTAGACAAAGGGGTATCAAAAGTATTGTGAAGAAAGCCTCTTTCAATAATTTGCGAAATTTTTTCATTTCCCTTTTATTTTGGATACCCGTCAGAAAGCCCCAATTTTGTTGCTTGTGCACCGTTGCACCAGAATTCTTTCTTGTGAACTTTTGCATCCCATTCTTTTTTACTTAAATTTGATCTTTCGGATAAAAAATTGCTCGCTGTATCTTGCAAATGCCTTAAAACTATGGCCTCATCCATGGTATCTGATGGGCGGCTAACCTTAAACATCGCAAAAGTATAGAGTTCATGCCACATTAATTCCGAAGTTGCCGAGGCTAATCGATGTCCCGGAGAACCATTAACGAATATAATAAAGCCAGCGCTGAAAGCAAACCCATGACATCTTGTTTCGATGATCATCCCTTTTGATTTCCATGTTTCCATTACCCCGATAATTCGCCATGCTTCAAACAACGATCCACCAGGAGAATGTATTTCGAATATACATTTTTCTATTTCTGGGTGCCAACTGACGTAATCAAAAAAATCAAATATACGGTTTGATGTGATATCTTCAATTAAAATAATAGCTGTTTTCCCATTATCTATAATCTGCATATCTGAAATATATGGAAGTTCTCTATTAGCTCCCGGTTTCTTTTCTTTTAATGTCCAGTCTGGAACCGAATGGCATCGCATACAATCATCATCCATCTTTGTTTTTGGACAAATAGATGTTGTCTCTTTTGCGATAGTTTCTTCCATTTTACTCGCTTCGTCGGTAGTTAAATCGCAAGCTAATCCCGGCAAGGTCGAAGCCCAAACCAATGCCAAAGAAAATAAAATTGCCAGTAGTGTTTTTTTCATGATCATCTCCTTTGTTTTACTTGTTTATAAATCCCTTACATTTTTTTATTATAAATCTCTTTGTTTCACCTATCAATATATCTTCTGGAATATTATGTTCATATTCTGATGCCCCGGATAACAATGGTTCTTCCTTGGATTTGCATTCATCACACCTAAATGGAGGAAATTTCGCTGGGCCGGTATAAAATACCCTTTTTTCATATTTTTTTTCGCAACTTGGGCATATACATATCCTCCATTCTTCTTCGGCTGTTTTCCAACTTTTTTTAGGAACATTATTTTTGACCATCTTTTATTTTGTTGGAATTTCCATTATCTTTGTTTCGGTAACTTTTTCAGCCGTGGCAATTAAAATACCCGTTTCGCAATTGCTTATCTCATCAACATCGATTTCAACTTTGGGAGCAATAAGCAAAGCATCAGAAAGATTGCTTATTGCAATAGCTAAATTATTTATCGCTTTTAATCGATTCTCTGTTTGAATAGTTACATTTATTTGATTTGATTTATTTTTTGATTTTATTTTTTGATTTCATTTTTTATTTTTTTCCTTTTATTTCTATTTCACTTATTCCCTTCTTAATAGATACATCAATAATCCGATCTGCACAATTGATGAGCTCATCTATATGGCTAATCATAATAACTTGAAGCCCTAAACCATCCGGGGGTGATCGAGCAATATCCTTTAACATCTGTCCTGCCAAATGCATTGTGGTTATCCCATCTTCCTGTATTTTTTTCTTATCAACCCATTTAAAAGGTTCGTCCGATATTATTACCGGCCTGGATCTTGGCTGTGCTAATGACCATGAGCCAATGCGAAGGCTAAACGAAGCAATATCTATTGGGCCACCGCCACTTGCATTCAATGGCTTTATAATGTTTCCATTTCGCCCGAAGCCAAGATGGCATTCTGTGGTTCCCCTTCCTGTTATATCAAAATTAGCAGCCATTTTGTATGGATTATCATATATAGAGGCAAGGGCCAAGGATACAGGCTCAGTTATTCTATATTCCAATTCTTTTTGAGTTGCGGCGGCTACAGTTTGAATAATAGTTTGGGCCTTTTCAGAATAGGAAATTTCTTTTTCAATTGATTTGCAATTAGAAACAGCTCGATTCAAATCGGATTGAATTTGATTTTGCTGACCCTTTTTTCTCTCGAATTTATTTCGTAAGTTTTGAAGGTTCATTTAATCCCACTCGTAACTCTCTTCAATTTCTGACATTCCTTTCTTGAACTCGGTTTCTTTTTCGTCCAAATCGCCTTCAATTTCTTTCAATTTCTTTTCTGCGCTTTTTAGAGTTCCAATATCAAATCGTTGTTCCATTCGATCTGTTTCACTTTTAATTTGGCCGGATACCTCAGATAGTTTATTTTTTGCCTCATCAATTTGGCCTTTAATTTCCATTAATCGTTTTGTACTCATTTAAATATTCCTCCAAATAAATCTTCATATGGGGGCTTTGGTTCTGTTTTATTTTTCATATCGGACGCCAATCTCTTTGTTTCGCAATTATTACAAAGATAAATTATTTTTTTATGCAATGTAGCATCTCTAATTTCGCCAAGATATTTTCCGCACCCCTTACAATATATTTTTTTGGTCATTTAATTATTAACTTGCAATTTTTCTTTTTATACAGAGCCATTATTATTTTCTTTTTCTTTTTGCTCTTTCCCCATGTGCAAAATTGTTCAATATTAAGATTACAATTTTTGCATTCTTTCTTTTCAATAACTTTATACATTTTCAATCCTTGATGCATAAATTCCACGTAAATAATTTTTTTGAATCAATGGGCATTTTAATTCTCTTGCTTTTTGAGCTCGACCTTCAGCAATTTCCATTCCGCTTTTAGGGGTTACTTTTCTGTTTTCGATATCTTGTCGGCCAGCACGGGCAATACCGATTGAAATCGAACCATCGGAATCCTTGATTACAGCAATAGTTTCTGTCGCGTTTTGGGTTTGATAAAATTCGATTTCTAATATGATGGGAATTTTAGGCTCGGGTATAAAAGTTTCTATAAAAACCTCCTTGGCAAGTTGATGATTTGCAGATTCTATTTCGTTTTCTTCTATCATTCCTGGTTGCATGATTTTTCTCCTTTATCTTATTATAAGATTTTTTCAAAGTTTTAATATTTTTTATTCAACAGCCACCCAAACTTTATCCTTAATTGATTGCTGCGTCCGATATTTATTGAAATATGCCTCAAGATTATTCTCATATGATAATTCAATTTCCACGTCATTATTCACACGTTCAATGAATGCTTGATTTCTATTATCCCTTTCTTTGGCTACATCGATATGGGCTCTGCTAATTACATTTTTTTCTATCGGCAAATATATTGGCTCAACCTCGTTGTTTTCGGCATACCATAAATATACACGGGGCCTGTGATTTTCCTGATCGGCCGTGGTGCGCATTAATGATCCCGGGTTTACTAATTTTCTCCCTTGATATTCAGCAACAAATGGGTTGTGATTGTCGCCTGAAAGAATTAAATCATAACATGGGAATTTTTTTAGTAACGAATTTCCTTTCGGGGCTTCCTGTCCCGGCCATAGGGGTTTATTTTCAATTATCATCTGATGAGTCATTGCAACCTTGGGATAATTTCCTTTTTCACGATTGATTTTAATACTATTAAATTCAGCCGAATATGGAAACGAGATTAAATTGAATGTATCTTCAAGTGTTATAAATGTTTTAACCCTTGAATCAATAACCCCCGCCGCGGTTAATACCCCCATTCCTGATTTTTCAAATAAATCAACCCTGTGATTTGGCAGATCATGTTGACCGGGAATACAAATTATATTACTGTCTTCAAATTTATTTATTGCCCATTCTAAAAGCCAGTTTTGCCATTGTGGTTTGTGCCCAATATCTCCAGCAATTAAAATTGGGCAATCATGTTCTTCTGATAAATCAAGAATGAAATCTATTTTCTTTTCCATAGCGACAAAAAAATCATCGGTGCGGCAAATTGGAGTGTCTGTTCTAATATGCCAATCAGCGGATAAAATCGCATCGGCTTTTGTTTTTGATTTTCTTTGGAATTTAGTCATTGTTTATTTTTTCTTTAATAATTATTTTTATTTCCTTCTTTTTTAAGGCATCGATTCTTTTAAATAATGGACTTTTAGGCGGAAAATCTTCATCAAATATAGAACTTGATTCTACATAAAAATCATAATTTAAAACATTTTGAATAATTTCCATAATTGTTGATTTTCCAATTTTAGCTTTTCCTTCAACTGTTGTCTTAATTATATTCATTTTATTTTTTCCTTATTTCCCACAAAGCGGACACTGATCTGGCATTAATTTTATAAACTCGCTCTCTAATTTTTTTAATTTATATTCCCAATCCATATGTTCTTGGCCTAATTTAAGCCGTTTTTCAAGGCTTTCTTGTAAAGAGTTATATACCGATATATCTTTCTCAATCTCCCCGTCTAAAACAAGCAATGCTTTAGTTTTATCGGCATATTTAACGATACTCTTATATCGTTTTTCGGCTTCTTGATAATGTTTGAGCCGATCAATATATTTTGATAATTCATTTTCAGTTTTTATAATTTCTTCAATTTGATTTGATTTTTCAATAAGAGAATTAACTTCATCTTGATATTGGATAATATTGTTTAATTTTTTATCTTCGTTTACAAGAGATTTGATATTTGTAATTAATATCTGTAATTCATCGCAATCCTTTTTAATGCCATTAATTTTTTCTTTTTTGCCCAAAAGAATATTTATGTGGGCTTCATATTTTGTAATTTCAGACAATTCTTGATTTGATTTTTTAAGCTCTTCAAGTCGTTTAATCAATCCACTCAGATCTGACCAATCGGAATTCAATTTTTTTAAATAATTATTTAACTTTTCTAATGCAATTAACTCTTTTTCCGCCTCTGGCAACCAATCAAATTCTTTTAGTTCTTCTGTTTTTTTAGTTTGTAATCCCTGTTCAACTTTTAACGTTCCTTTTTCTTTTCTTAATGTAGATGCTATATTAGATATAGTTTTGTCAATTACAGTTAGATTAACAAGTTCATTATAATGTTTTGCCACATCGGCAGCGCTTTTATCCAGCAAAAAGAAAGTATCCCATTGGCTGCTCATATTTAAAGATGATATATTTAGATGATCTTTTATGATTTGTGGAACCCCTCTTCCAAAGGATTTAAAAACTTCTTTATCTCCATCGGTGTGGGTTAATGTATATAAATTTTCTGATTTGGATCTGAAACGAGTGACCAATTTATTTCCAATATCAATTTCTACTTCTGGATTTCCTTCCCAATATAAAGGGAAAATATCATCTCCAGCGGGATTATTATTAATTACCCAGTCAAAGGCGCGACGAATATTTGATTTGCCTGCATCATTTTCGCCTATAATTGCATTTATTCCCGGATGAAATTCAATGAAGGTGTCTTTATAAGATCTGAAGTTTTTTATTGATATCGATTTTATTATTTGGTCATTCATTATCTTTATAGCCGATTAAAACAGTATGTGTTAAAATTCTAATCCAAAACAAATCAATCATTAAATCTCTATCGTTCCAATAAATAGAAAACAAATTCCTTACAATTTCTTCTCTTTTAATACAAAATAAACCAAATCCAAATAATTTATCTTGTGGCCAAAAATCTATCCAGAATAAATCAAGTTTCATTTTTTTCTCCATATAATCTGTTTGCTTTTTTCAACATAATCTCAAATTCTTTATTGAGTTTTCCACTTTTGGGATACTCAGGCAATTTTCTTCGTCTTGGATACATTTGAAAATAATACTTGCAAATTCTATTAAAATCCCGTTTGCCTAATTTTTTAAACTCTCGTTCGTTAGGGTGGATATATTCAGGCTTCATCGGGGGGTTTTCGATATAGTCAGCGATATTTCTAAGTAATTGTGGTAATGGTATAAATTTATTCAATCCATATCTTTTATATATTCTAACAATTTTACCCTCCATTATATTGGCCTGGAAATGAATGACCCCTCGTAATAATCCTTTTCCGTCTTCCCCGATCTTTTCAGTTTTGGTTTTATGCTTGTGATCGAAAGCGGCATCTTTATAATCAATTTTTTGTTTTAATATAGGACATAAACACCATTGTTGTTTCCATTGTGTATATCGGAGTTCTTTGAACTCTTTATATGTTATTTCTTTTAGTTTGGGCATTTTTTAATTTTAAAATCTTCGGCTTCTATTAAGTAATAAAGAATTCTCAACTTCATTCCAAATCTTACCAGTAATTTTTTGTAATTCTTTTTCTAATCGGGCATCTTCGATTTTCTCAATTAATCCTGATCGTCCAGCTTTTAAATCTAAATCATGAGCAATGATTGTTTCTTTTTCCTTTTTCCAATGTCCGGCGTTGACTAAAAAATCAATACAACTGGCAATATCATCAATTCCGTAATCATAATAAATATCAAATTCAACATCTCTTTCTTTCCCAGTGATTTTATTTTTAGTAATTTCGGCTTTTGTGTGCGAACCAATTTTTCTTTTAAGTTTATTAACAGTTCTGGAATGAGTCGCTATTTTTGTAAACCACACTTGATGGGTGGAATAAAAGAAAGGTGCATGACCTCCAGAGGTCGTTGTTTGCTTTCCAAATGTTACTCCGATATTGGCTCGTATTTGTTGTATAAGAAAAAGGGCAGATTTTGTTTTCTTTAATTTTCCATTTATCATCCGAATTGCTTCGCCCAGATGTTTGGCTTTTTCTGTTTTATATGATCCTTTTAATTCTTTAACTGCTTCTGGACTCGTGGCCTTGGCAATTGCCTTTTTATATTCTTTGGCTAATTCCTCATCAGATGTTAAAGAATCCAGCGAATCCAAGACATAAATAAATGGCTTAGCCGAATCTATACATCGCGTAAGAATGTTGGCCTTAAAATCCTGTATCGTTTCAGAATAAATCGGCTCTCCATCTTCATCTATTGTTGGCGGTTGAATTCTTTCCTTAACTTTTTGTCCAAATAAATATGACACATCTATATGGTCTGCCGCTTCTTCTCCGTCGTCATAAATGAGATCATATTCGTCAAATCTTGGATCTGAGGCACATTCGGCCATCATAGTTAAGGCCAACATTGTTTTGCCGCCAACTGAGCCGCCCGGTAAAGTAACAATTCGGCCAAGAGCAAATGCCCCATATGGATTGTCACTACAGGCGCAATTAACCAAAGTACTTCCTGATGGTATTAATATACTTGTATCAATCGGGGCTTTTCTTTCAATCTTTTTTTCTGCTGACTCTTCAACTTGTTCTGTCAGGGTTTTTCTTTTTCGCATCATTATTAAAAATTTCCTTAATTATATATTATAATGAAACATCCAATGCATTAAAAACATTTTGGATTCGATTCATAATAGTACTGGTGTCACTTCCAGCAAACAAAAGCCCCACTAAGTTATTGTTTTCATCTAATATTGCCGATCCACTATCTCCCCCTTGACTTATTGCCCCAGCCATTAATTGATCGGTAAATTGGGCAATTTTTCCTTCCCCATATTGTACATTGACTGTTACATCTATCTGTTGAATTTTTCCCGCGGTTAAACCAGTAGTTCTACCACTTTTTTGAATAGCCATTCCTAATTCTCCTTCGGCTATTCCTTGTATAGCACCAATTCGTAAAATCCAGTTTTCGACATCTTCTGGATTAAGTGGACGTGCTATGGCAGCATCTACTAAATTTATCCCCGCTTGACTAATGGCTTGTAATTTACTGTTTCTTTTAAAAATTTTTGCTACTTTATTAAGAAAATTTACTATATTTGTTGCAATTGGGCAATCACTTGGATCGTCAATGATGTTAATATGAATAAATTCTTCTAAATTGGCGATGTGGTCTTCAGGATAGTGACCGCCGTCATGAGGCCCCGGCTGTAAAATGGGATCGCCAATTTTAGCATCATTGCTATTGGCCAGTATATGATTATTTGATAAGATAAGGGATTTGCCTTCCTTTTTTACCAGACAACCTAAAGTTCCGGCGGTGATATTTCTATGGCCGACGCTCACCCCACCAGGGGCCGGTCGATGCCTTTCGGTAGGAGATCGCAAGGCATGAATAATTCCAGTTTCGATTACATCTGTTAATATCCCATTTAAATTTGTAGGCACTCGATCTATATTAGATAATTGCCATGACTGAATCTTTTTGGATACCGAACAAACAATCCCCAAGGTTGATGTTTTTTTACCATTGGTAATTTTATACCCTATTCCCACTGCAACAATATTTGCTCGATTAAGAAGTTGGGCACGATGATTTTTGAGTACTTTTCTTATGGCTTTTAATTGTTTTTTCATATTAATTTACCTCTGTCTCCGCCTTCGGCGGGTGGGTGGAGTTTCTTCCTCTTTATCTCTGGTCGCAGTTTCTTCTGCCTTTTTATCCATTTCGGTTTGATCACCGACAGCTGCACAAGCATCAAAAACATCATCGGGGCAATTTTTACACTCTTTGGAATCAAGATCCGGGCTTCCAAATGCTAAACCATTCGGGCAACCATCGGCATCTTCCCGCGGATTTTCATCTTTCGATTCTTCTTTTTCTGGAGTAGATCTTCGCCTTGATCTTCGGCCAGATTGTTCTGGCGGATCATCGACTTTAGATTCTTCCGGTTTCCCGTTTTCAGATTCATCATCTAACCCAAGGTGGGCCCTGTTAAATTCCTCATATGTACAAATTTTGACCAACGCATCAAATGAAACCGTTTCCTCAACAATGCTTTCTTTATAAGGATCACGATCTTTGAACTCAACATTTCCAGCCTCGATGAATTTATTTTTACCCAGTTGTTTTTCTTTGCCCTTGATCTCGACTGATTTGCCCATTTCAATATCAGAATATAAAACGGTTTCTTCCCCTTCATCTGCCTCGGAAAGAATTTCTTTTTCAAAAAGATGATAACTGGCATCTTCCCAAATTGAATTTACTCCGTCGGGATTTTCTTCTTCGTTATAATCATAAATATTATACCAGCATCTCCATGAGGGTTTTAATTCTTGAATTTTTTTATCACTTGGCTCTTTTTTTTCATATTCTTCGAACATCTCCTCGCATCTTGGACATTTCTGTCCAAAAGCCAAGCGGAGACAATCCCAATCGCCTACATCAAGATTGGTTGTCAAGCCAGAAAATGTACGCAGATCTTTATACCATTCCTGAGTAACAACCCAAGGAAGAAAATCAATTAGATTTAGATTTTTGCCTGATTGAACTTCGAATGCCATAGGTTTTTTGCCGACAAGTCTACTCCAATCCAATACCGATTTTCTTCCCAATCCTTTTTGATCACGAGTTTCTCTCTGCGAATTTCCGCCATGCTTTTTGCCATTATTCTTCTCCTTTTCTTGGAAATATGTTTTTATTACTATTTTAGAAAGTATCCTGAATAATATTGCTATTACTAAAAATACAATAACAACTGTAAGAATACTGATTAATAAAATCATTGCACTTTCAGCAAAATTATAAAATCCATTCATTTGCTCACCATTATTTTCGCCTTCGCCTTTGATTTATTTCTGTTCTATGGGTATCGACTTTTTTGCCCTCTATTTCTTTTGATATTGTTTTGCCGGATTCAACCATCCTTTCTTCTCTGGGGGTTGCAAAGTAATTTCTTATCCATAACTTGACTTCATCTTGCAAAGCATATTTACGATCGTCCATAGCGTTGAGGGCGTTCCAGGCCATTGATAGGTTATATTCCGCGTCGATCTGTTCATTTTTGGCATTTTTATGGTCTTTATGTTCTCTGTAATGCGCCTCTCTTAAATCGGCACTTGATAATTTTAATTCTTTGGCTTCTTTGATTAATCTTGAACGAGTGACTTTGACTTTTTCATGTGCTTTTTTAACAACCTTGTCAAGATAAGAAATTTCATCTGCATATTTTTTTCGATTCGCAGCATGGGTTCTCCATTCTTCATGTAAATTGTCTAAATCAATTGCAATATCGTTCATAAAATCTAATTCCGGCATAATTTATTTTCCTTTATTATATTATAAGAAAATTTAAAAGTTTTTAAATATTTTTAATCAAGTGTTGTATTATATGCAGCAAATACGATTCCGGCCATGCCGGTATAAAATACATTTTCTCTAAAACAATCAAAAACCAAAGCAGCCTGTCCAGCATCGGGATTGTTTAGTGCCACTGCTTTCATATAGTGTATAACCGCTTGTCTGCCTCGTTCTGGTTCTGTTCCTTTTAATCCTTTTAATATCTTTCTTAATTTATTCCAATCAGCCCCTTTTAACATCGCTTGACAGAGCTCTTTCACTTCGCGATTTGCCTCTGTTTGTTGGATCGCATCAATCATTTTATCGGCATCAAGATCGATTATCTGATCGAGAATTACGAGTGCTTCTCTCGGACATCCGTCACTGGCCGCAATGATTTCTTCAATTACATCTTTTGGAATATCAAATTCCTCGCCATTCAAAACCCATTGAAGAAGTTTTTCGATTTGAATATCTGTAAGTGATTCTACCTTGTATTTCTGACATCTCGTCTGAACGGTTTTGATTATTTTATTAGGTTCAGTGGTACATAAAATGAAGTAAACGTGTTTCGGGGTATCCTCCAAGGCTTTAAGCATAGCATTTTGAAAAGAATTGCTTGCTTTATGAAATTCATCAAGTAACCAAATTCTGCATTTTGATTCCATCGGCAAGAAATTCATATTTTGTCTAATTTCCCTGGCAGTATCCACCCCCGTGAGCTGCGCAATGTCGAGTTCAGCGAAATCGTTAGAATTAATTTTACAGCCTAATTCATTGGCGATAATTCTGGCAAGTGTTGTTTTCCCACAGCCGCTTGGCCCATGTAAAATAATTGAATGTGGCGGATCATCGCCGGATATTTTATTTTGAATAGTTTTAACAGTGGCTTCATTCCCAATTATCTCAGAGAATTCTTTAGGGCGATAATCCAGATGCAAAGGCATATTTTATTTCTCCTTATTTATTAATTCTTCTATTGATGGTAAGCATAATTTTAATTGCCCAAATTTTGGTGTCAAAATTAAATCAAATTCCCTATAACTATCCAAATCCGTTTCGCTTTTATGACTTGCAAATGGCCCCGGTTTCCATTCTCGAAATGGATTAATCCGTATCAATCGCCCATCATGATCTTTTACAAAATCGGCTTCGTTTTTAAATCTGACATCGTCTATTATTACAAATAATGGGTATATTGATATAAATTTTCTCATACGTTTTGTCCAATAATTCGGATCTTGCTTCCGTCTAAAATCCGTGCCATGCCATTGTAAAATCTCTCTTACCATCATATTTTCTCTTGGGAGTTTTTTATGATTTACAATTTGTAATTTCCCTTCTTTTGAATAATTCCATTCATCGGGATAATCATACATAAATGCGGATTCTTCTTTTAAAATATTGGCAAACGATACTTTTATATATT